ACAGACTCGTTGGTGCTGGTATTGCGTGCCAGTACTCGAAGGCGGCAGTAATAGGCTGAGTTGTTGGGCATTATCGCCACGGTTGTCGCGCTCAGGGCTGCGCCGCCTACAGAGAGCTGCGTAGGGAGAGCGCCTGATGTGTCTTTGCTGTACGGGACTCGCGCCATCTGCGTCAGTGCCCCGAAACCCTCCGACCACCCCTCAGCTGTAGCGCCCTTTACGCCGCGCACGCTTGTGCGCCGACCGGTGCAGAATGACGTATCCCCCCCCGCAATCGCGCCATCCCCTATTGCTACTGCTTTAGGTGCCTGAGCCTGGTTATTGGAGCCTAATGCTACGGCTCCTCCCGAACCAGTAACTACGTTAAATAGCCCAGCACTAAACCCATATGCGCCGGTCACGCTATTATATGCCCCAGCAGCAAAGGCGTAGTCGCCAGACGCAACTTGGATAGCAGAGGATCTATTAGTCTGAAAATCCGCCGCACCAGCACCCCGTTTGTTGCCCCTCGCAGCCGTATTGTCAGGTACTTGTGCAAGAATCGCCCCCGTCCCCTTCGGCGCAATTACGAAATCAATATCCGTCTCGTCGCCTATTGCATTAAGCGCGTGTACCGGCACAGTAGCGTTTGGGGCGGCTACCGAGCGAGATTCGGCGAATAGAGTAAGGCCACCTCCACCGCCGACCTCTTTAACTGTGCCATTATCCCGCTTGGTGTACAGCTTGCCATCAGCCGTGTTGACGGCCAGCTCGCCTGGTGTCAAATCTCCTGCAGCGGGCACCTTGCCAGGCGTGTCTGCCCGCTTGAGCAGGATCTTGTCTGCCATCAGAAAGACCCGCCGTCCACACCGTCGATGAACTCTAGCGCGCTTTCACCTGCGTTCACTTTAACAATTCGGCCAGCAGCGCCCGTAAATGTTGCCGGGGTATCGGTGAGCGCGACAAAAGTAGTCGCTCCAGAGCCGCCAGCCGCCTCCATCTTAAATACGCCATCACGGTACACCAGAACTTGACCGTTAGCCGCACCGGTCAAATCTACATCGGACAGGTCGCCGATGCTTGCACTTGCAATAGCTGCGTCAACTGCGGTCAGAAAGTCAGAAATATCGGCGCTAGTTAATCCGTCCAGCTTATCTTTCAGCGCCTTTCCACCAATTACAATAGGGGCACCGTCGCTGATGCGACCATAGTACAGATAGCCGGACGCCTCAGAGTAAGCAAGCTCACCGGCGGCCAGGGATGAAGGTGCGGCGGTCACATCAGAGCGTTTAATGCGAATAACGTCAGTCATGTTAAATCCTCAAAAATATCCGCCATCCGGCGAAACTGGACGCCAAGCGGCATCATTATAGACTTGCAACTGCAAGGTTAGGGGGTTGTACCACGTCTGCTTTTCACCGGCGCTAGCAGGTGTTGAATCCTGAACGTATGTTACACCGCTTGCCGCAAGTAATGCGGCGACCAGGTCAACTTGATCCTCAATTGCCCCGGTTATGCCCCCCCACGCTGCGGCAGCGCCTGCGGTTGAAGGAACCCAGTCTGACCCTGTGTTTACATATATGGATGTTCCGAAGACCGCAGCGCTTGCTTCGTGGAACTTCCAGTTACTTTCAACTGACCGCACTGCTAGCTTTAGCGGCTGACCAGACCAAGCGCCGGTTGGGGAAAGGCCGACAATAAATCGGTCTCCGGCTACAGACACGACAGGTGGTGTATCGACTTTCATACCTATAACGTGCAACTGTAGAAGCGCGTCAATCGTGTTTAGCGAAAGGTTTAGCCCTGCCGCCGGATCGATGGTGTTCTCGGGCACGAAAGGAATGCTGTTGTTTACTGTGTCGGTCATGCTAGTATCCCTCTGTGGTCGCGGGTAACAGGTCTTAGTCCCACTGCTTGCAGACGCCGGTTCAACTCCGGGCGACCATTCTTAACACTCCTCACTATCCCCGCAATACCCCCACCGATAAGGCTAAAGCAGCCATAAGCATATCCACTCTCTTCTAAATTCATACAGTCACCGTAATGGATGGGCCATTGCCCGTGATGCGGTTAATCTGGTTGACGGATATTGTAACAGCCCCGCCCGGGTCGGTGACGGTTAAGCTGCGCGCTGTAGTGGTTTGCGCTGCCCCGTTAATCGATACGCGGTAACCGTCGAAATAAGCGCCCATGCCGATACGCGAACCGCCGCCAAGCCTGCCGACGCCTTGCCAGTCGATTACCAGCTGGCCGCCCGTGCGCTTAACTCGAAGGTAGGCCGGCTGGCGTTCAATCTGCGAGCGTCCGATAAATGGTGTCGTGAACACTTCCGACTCTCTGTCAGCGCCAAGCGAAGTGACGCGGAAAGTCAGATCCCGGCCAAGCATAAAAAGGTCGGTGCCGATGTAGGCCATAGAGCTAAGCGTCAGCATTACAAAGCGCGTACCGACGGGATGCGATACCGATGGGCTACCCTTGCGACCGCGCAGGAAGTAAGAGAGCTCCCACAGTCCCGGCTCAATCTCTTCAGCACCAGCGAAGTTGACGATCTCGTCACCGATAAGGCATAGGTTCGCGCGGTTCATCATGCCGGTCAGGGTCGTCTCAAATAGCTCGCTGGTGTCGCGCAGTAGCCGAACCTGACAGGTATTAACCGCGTCTGGATAGTAGACGCTGCCGGCTGCTAGCGAGGTCTCCAGCACACCCATGACGGTTGGTGCGCCGCTAGTGTTGCTGTCGATGTAGTTCTCACCACCGTCAAGCGATAGCTCGACCTGGCACCCACGCCACACGTCTGGGCCGTTCGCTGCAAGGTAATAGCCTAGCGTGTCGTCAGCGTCCTCAAGAATGTGCGAGTCGATGAAGTGCAGAACCGTATCGCCGATGATCAGGGTTGGCGGAACTGATGGTTGATCAATCGGCACACCGTCAACCGTTGAGCTGTAAGCGCTGGTACGGTCGAATGATGTTTTATACGACTGATAGCCTTCGTTTATATCAATCTCAGTGATGCGCAGCCGCTCGCCTTCCAGGGTGACGATATCGCCGCACGTCAGCCAAATCCAAGAGTCCGGCAAGCTGAACTCATATCCGCCACGCTGCTCTTCGATCATCACTTTATGCTGGATAACGGTCACACGGGCAGCGTCAGCAGTGCGCAGGATAACCGGCGTTTGGTTGCGCTGCTCGCCTAGACTGCGAATGTCTAGCGACCGGTCGCTGATCTGCTTGTCGGCAGTAAGGCCACCGTCGTAGTCCATGTATTCAAGGAACAGCACGCGAGGAACTTCAATGCTGTCGAGGCGCTCGCTTTTATCAACTTCACCGCTGTCTTCAACCAAGTCGTCAAGTGTCAGCTCCGCAACAACATCGCCGCCGCGCGGGATCATGTGTAGCTGGCCGTCGTAGTTCACAACGTCGAATAGGAACAGGCCCGATAGCTGCTCGATTGTCGTGTATGCGTCTTGGTTGGCGCTGGCCATGATGCCGTCTACGCCGCCTTCGACCAGCTCAAAATCAAGCGCGTCATAGGGGATGCCGGAACGCGCGCAAACTTCGGCCAGCACTGATGCGATGGCCCAACTTGCAATCGGTTGATCCTGACCACCTGGGCGCATTAGAAGTACCTGCAAAGTGTTTGTAGGCGAAGCCCACGATTGAACCCCATCTTGGCTATAGCCGTCCATGGGCCGGAGCTTAAATCGTATTCAATCAAAAAGCGGTCACGTTGCATTCGCATTTTAAGGCGACCATTGCGCACGTATTGCAGAATCACGTCACTGATTTGCACTTGGGTGAACCGCTTATCGTCAAGAATAACCTTCGGCGTTACAGCGTCGATTGGTAGATCGGTGACTACAAAGCCGGGTGCAGAAGAGTCGAACCAATATAACTTTGGCTGCCCATCCTGCACGTAAGCCAGTACTAACCTACCCTGCTGATCGAATGTAAAGCTGACCTCCGAAGAGCCTAGCGCCGTATAGGCCACGCATTCCGGTACGGTTGGAGCATCTAGCCAAAACTCCCCCTCAATCAGCCGCATACGCCAGCGCTGAGCCTGAAGCCCCTGCGTCACGTCCTGTATCGCAATGGGGCCTTCCTCGTAGTCCACTTTTTCAAAAGACGCCAGCGCCCGCGCGCCGATAAAACTCGACGGTACGGGCGAAGACGAAAGGACGTTACCAGGCATCGCCATTATAGTGCCTTCCGTGCCCATGAATGACGGAAAGTAAGCGTAAGTGTGTCGTCGGCGGTCTTCATAATGCTGGGTGTGAACCCAAACTGGTAAAGTCCGATTCCAAGCCTTACCCTTATCGACGCGATGCCTGACAGGTTATTACCCTCTGAATTACCAAAAAAAACAGATATTTCTCGCTGTAAAGACGATGCAGAGTATGCGGCAGCGGTTACGGATGTTGCCGGCATTGCCGTGCCTGATGGGGATAGTGCCGTTACCGCGCCTATAGGCCCTGTATATGCGCTTGTCAAACCTATTGATGTGTCGCCAGCGCCTGCTCCAGCCAAACCAATGTACCAAACAGGCAAATTAGGGTTAGGACCGGCAGAATTTACGGCAGCGGCCCTACTTACAACGCCGTGTAGAATTGATCTTAATGTAATGTCACCCGCCCAGTCAGCTGCCGGCGGGTACTGTCTAAATTGATAGGTTACATCAAGAACTTCATCGGATAGCACTGTTATTGTTGTCGGGGAACCCATAGCATCTAGAATCAGCGCCCGACTGAACAAGTTAGAAGTTGATCCCCAACCTATACCGACCTCTGCCAAATTGCCGGCGGCAACGCCAGTCGCGAAGCGATATGTCTTTGTTCGTGATATGTAAAAGGGCTCGCTAGATTGAGCGGTAATATTGTTCGCCAATACGGTATTTGACCCGGCAACACGGGATACCAGGGAAGTATCACCGGCAGTCGGCGCAGTTGCGCCTCCGCCGACTTGGCACCAGGTCAGCCAGTCGCTGTTATCCCCCATTCGATTAAGTCCGCTGTCTGTGATCATATTCCTGAATGGCGGAACAGGCTGGCGGCGGCTTCCATGTATTTCCTCGCCGTTCTCGTTTACTCTAAAGGTCGATATAGAAAACCAGCCTTCGCATGGTGTATGTATGTTAATCAAGTGAACCTCCAATAATAGCTGCTGGTGCAGCGTCAACCGCTTCGGCTGGGTAGTTTTCGTATTTTATCAGAGTATCTTTCAACGTACCCGATAGTATGGCCGCTACTGAATCAGTCGCTTCGGCTGGTGTTATTCCATAACGCTTAAGCGTTTGTTTTAGCTCGCCTGTTACAGTGCTTGCGGGTGCAGAGCCAACCGCTTCTGCGAAAGCATAACTGAGTAGAGTTGCACGTAGTTCGCCGGATACGACGTTCGCTTGGGAGGAATCAGCCGCCTCTAAAAATAGGTATTCAGGGCTTGCTCTAACACTTGGTGGCGAGGCGTCCGTGTAATCGAAGTTCTCAAGCGCGTAGGGTTTAGAGGTTAGCGCTACACCCTCTGCCCTTTCAACCTCATATATGTACTGGGGGATAGCACCACCAAGCTCTGTCAGGTCTTCGTCGGGCACGACCATGTAACAGGTGCCGCGATAGGCCGGTACGTTCCCCGCACCCCACTGCGACTCTAGCGTAGGATCCGGCATCTGAGCCCATGCGCCCAGGTAGAAGCGTGCGCGATTCAGGAATACACCGTTGTTCTGCGCGCCCCACGCATTGCCGCGAGCGTCGTAGACAAGTTTATTGTTTCGCCATACGCGGATGATTGCAGTGATCGGCCCTTCGCAGATACGGATAGCGTAGGTTCGGAAGACGCGCTCCTCATACTGCTTTGGCTCTTTCTTCTTGCCGCCTTTACCGCCGCCGCTGGTTGACTGCCCTTGTACCTCCCGCGTGATGATTCGCGGCGGGCTGCTGTGCATGATGTTGCCGGATATTGGGCGAACGCGACCCCACACGATTGGGCGCGGCTCGCCTTCCTTTGCGGTTTGCTGCGACAGTTCACCGATGCGCTGAGTGGTCGCCTTCGGTGATTTCGTTTTGAATAGCTGACCGAGGATGGTGAACGTGAACGCTACCGTTACAGCCTCGACTAATCCGCCTGTGCTCATGCATCACCCCACGGGCGGTAGGCGGCAACGATCAGCTTTTGCCACTCGTCATCAATGCGGTGCTCAGCGACGCCGAAGTCATTATGCGCGTGGATGATTGACAGGCCGCCGTGGCAGTAGTCGCCAATGATTCCAACGTGCGAGGGGTCGGGCTTGTCGCGCCACTGCATCAGCACCACGTCACCCGGCTGCATCTCGTCAACCGGCGCGCCGAAGTGGTCTTCCATTTCCTGCTGTAGACCATCGTTCCACGGCTCACGGCCATAGTCGCGCCGGTCGCGCATCTGCACGCCACCAGCGGCAACCGATAGCACCAGAATGCCGATGCAATCAATCGCCCAGGGTTTGCGGCCACGGTGCCGCCACTTGGTGCCTACGTAGGTGCGAGCGTGCGTAACGCATAACTGTGCAGGCGTCATCAATCTATAACCTCGCTTCCAAGTACGCCGCCAGGTATCTGCGAATTAGGCGTGCCAGTTTCCAGGCCGTCACCGACAGGGATATAGGGTTCGGCTTTCATGTTCAGCACGTTACCATAGGACTTGCACGCCGCTAAGGTTTTGGCGCAGTCAGGGCGAATATGGAAGGTGTCTCCGGGCTGCACGTCATAGGGCAGCGCTTCGATTAGCGCGATGGTGCCGCTTACCGAACTGTAAGCCTCAACCTGGTACAAGCGGTTACGCGCCGCGTTCTGGCCGGTTAACCATTGCACGCGCCCGGGTATCGGCTGCGGCGTAATGAGTAGCGCTGAATCGGCGAACACTCGACGCGGTTCGCTGGTCGATACACCTGTCACTGTACCCGCCCGCCATAGCGCATCAGCATTTACGCCGCATCCAAGCTGACCATCCTGCGGATTACCGAAGGTAGCGCGGCAGGTGCGCGAATCGAGGCCGCCGATAGGCTGGCGCAGGCGCATCACATAGCTGACCAGCTCGACGTTGTATGCCGCCCGCTGCTCGGTCGTGACGTTGCCCACGTCGCCAGCATCAAGTAAGCCGTGACCCATGGATAGGTCAGCCCAGTTCACCAGCATCATGCGCCACTGGGCGTCGTCAAGCTCTCCGGCGTCGATCATCTGCAAAGTGATGCCGCCACCCGTAGGCGCGGAGAACAAGCTATAAGCCTCGCCGTTATCGACAGACAGGCCGGAGTCGGTAGCGATGACGCTGGAGTCAATACCGTTACTTGCCTGATACGTCACGCCCCGATAAACCACATCACGGTCAAGCGAGGTCATACCGTAAACGCGACCGTCATGCAGCTTGATCCAGAGCAGGCGGCACGTGGTCGTGACAGGTAGCTGTAGGTGCGCGATTAAATCAGCTGGCCAATTCCTCACGCGCTTAGATCCTCGACAAGCTGCACGGAAATAGTGCTAGCGCCAAAGGTTTCGATCATGCCGACGAATTCGTCATTCTCAAAGCTGACCGGCACGTCAAATTCCCCAGACCATGTGATTTCAGCGCCGACAGTGGCTTGAAACGTAGCCAGCCCATTGGTGTAGTTTACAGTTGATGCAATTGGCGTGCCATCTGCATAGAGCTGCACGGCACCATCAACCGGCTTGCGGATCATTACCGAGTTAGTTGCATGACCGAACGTATACGTTTTGGTTAGCTGTAAGGTCTGGATTGCGCCGGTGGCGACGCCGATAACCTCGTCTTCGGCCTGGTAGTCGAGCCAGTTTTTAAAGCGAAAACTTGCCGCCGCGCCGTATGTCGCGTGGTAGGCGTTCAGCAGCGCATCAACCACGGCTACATCACGCCGATCAAAAGATCCTGAGAATTTGTGCAGTGGTCGCGACCGGCGAACAATGCGCCGCTCAATGCCGGATCTAAGGCCAACGCGCAAAGTGCTGTAGGTTGGCCCGCCGCTAAAGCCATATGCCATATCGTCAATAAGACGCTCTTCAATGAACGGCGGAATCATGCACCAAACCTCGCGCGGCTACGGGATTGCTCTTGCGCCATTTTAGCAGCAATTTGGCTCTGGGTGCGGCGATCTGGCGTACCTTGAACGATGAAGTTGACCGTTTGATTGGATCCACCGACAGGCATTTGCTGCCCCTTGGTGTGATCGATTACGGTTTCGTTCGGGTGCATCATCGCCATGAAGCCGCCTTTGCCGTCCAGGCCACCTGCACGCGCACCGCCGCCAGTGAATCCGCCGCCGTCAAAGCTGGCAACCGTCTGGCCTGCGATCATGCCGGCAGTGACAAAACCCATGCCCATGGCGACGTTAGCGTGCACCTCGCCAGCCGCCAGTAATGCCGGCGCAGCAGGGCCAGACATAGCGGCCATTTGCGCGTAGGCGACGCGAATCGCCATGGCTGACTGGAAGCCCTGAATGATTGCGTTTGCGCCCGCCAGAGCCTGCGAGAAGATAAAGAACGCACGCCCTGCCGCACTGCCTTCGTCGTAAAGGCCCTGCATTGTGCTGATTTGCGCAGACGTGATGCTGATAATGCTCGCTGCTGACGAAAGCGCTTGCTCTTGGTCGCGAGCCATTGTCTCTTCTAAAATCTGTTGGCGTTGCGCGGAGTAGGCAAGGTCAAGATTAAGCATTGCCTCGTCGTGCATTTGCTTGTTCAGGTATTCGGTCTGGTATGCCGCCTCAATGATTGCGCGCTTCTGCTCTTGCTCAACACGCAACCGCTCAAGCTCTGGCGACTCGCCACCCGGCAGGGTTGACATTGCTTGCTCAAACTCACTACCTGCCGCCTTGCGCGCCTCCATCCGATACAGGGCATCGGACAGACTGTTAACCTGCGCTATCTGCTCGGCGGTTGCGTACTGGTTAAGGCGTAGCTCGGCCTGGCGCTGTGCTAGTGCATCGGCTGGCAGGGTTGCCTGGTATAGGGATTCGGCGAGGTCGGTGATGACATCAACGTTTGACTGTTGATCCTTGGCTAGCTGCTTCGCCTCTTTAATCGCGGCTTTTTGAGCGGCTGTCAGCTTCTCTGTGGCGGTTGATGCTGATTCCGTCCCTACCTTGTACTTGGCTAAACGGTCGCCATCCTCGCGCTCTCGATTGTCGTATTCTTCTCGAAGCCTTTTAGACTCTTTGATTTGAGAATCAAAGCTATTTAGGGCTGTATCTCTCTCCTCAAGAATCGATGAAATAGAGCTTTCCCGAGCGTCTCGCGCAATGTTTAGCTCTGTTTCAAGCCTTGCCCCGACGCCAGCAAAAGTGTCGTTTGTAAAAATTGCGTTTATGCCATCATTGAATGATCGAGCATAAGCCTTTACCTGATCGAAGCCGGACACAATCTCAACTGTCATGATCTGAATCAGTGCTCTGACGTTTTCCGGCAGATTCCTGAAAGTGTCGATCATGTTTTTTACATTGTTATCTGTCAGCGATGCCCAATAACCGGTCTCATCCTCGAATAACCCGCTGATAATATTTAGCGACTCGCTAATATCTCGGGAGAAACCGTCAAACTTTCCAGCAATAGCAGATAGCTCGGCCTGCAACTGGCCGGAGGCTACCTGGTCTGTAAGCTCCTGCATCGCTGCTGTCGCTGTTCTTACCTGCTCCTCAATAAGAGAGCCAACACCAGCCGCGCTAACCTCACGAAAAAGACCGTCCATCGTGTCGCCAAAGTTTGATAGCGCACCATCAAGCGTGTTTATTCGCTTTTCCATTGCGCCGGCAAACTGGTTTTCACCGATAGATGTTAGGTATCTCTCAATCTCTGCGGCGTTCTTGCCGATTGTTGTCGTTACGCCTTGAAACGTAAACGAAACCTTATCGCCTTCGCTCTTAGACTTAATGCCGAACTCTTTTAGGCGCTCAAATTCACCAGTAGAGGCATCAGCTACAGCCTCGATCATCTGATTTAAGTCTTTACCAAGGGCGGACGCGGTGTTGCCGTAAGAGGTTAATGCCGCTTCACTTGGTGTCAGGCCGAGGTTTACGAGCTTAGTGAACCCCTCGACCGCTTGGTCAAGTGAGTAAGGCGTCTTGGCTGCAAAGTCTTGAAGCGCCTCGAAAGCCTTGGCGGCACCCTCGGCGCTACCGGTGGCTGTTTGAAGGCCAGCGTTAAGCACGTCGAATTGACGCTGCACAGCCACGAGCTTAGATAGTGATCCAGCGATCGTGCCGATAGCGGCTAACGGGCCAAGCAAGTCCTTGATAGTGCCGGTTGCGGTCTTGGCCGTATCACTGAACTGCTTTAGCTCACGCTTTGCGCCCGCTGCGTCAACGGCTATCTGTAGGCGTGCAATTTCCAAGGCTTATCTCCTGCGCCTGAGCGCATTGCGTACATCTTGCGCGACCTGTTCGCGGTTTAGTGAGTCACTAACCCATGGCGATGCTGCCGGCTTTTGATCAAATTCAAAGCATGCCGCGTTGTACGCGGAAGCCATGCGCATAATCGCGCCTGCCTCCCAAGACGATAAGCGCGTTCCTGTTGCTTGCCTCCATGCGTTCAACTCCTGCCACGTCAGCCCGCGCATCCCGCATTCCATGGCCATATTTACCACATAGTCCGCGCCATCGAGAGGCGGCATCCCGTTACCCTTGTTAGCCTCGTAACGCGCCGCCCCGTTCTTGGTTGGCCTTGTGTGTAGCCAGCCTAAGTACCTGCCGTAAAGCTCAAGGGCGCTTAGGCTTTGGGCAAAAAATTGCCTACCGTAAAGATGAACCGATCAACTTGTCTGCGGATCTCGTCAGAGCGCGTGTAAATATCAACGGCAGACTGTTTGCTGAATTGAACAGCCTTTCCACCCTCGACGATGCCGACCCATCCTTTTGTCAGTTCAGCCAGCCGTGCCGCGTCAACTTCCTTGCCTTCTGGTGGTTCCTTGCCTTCTGCCTTTAATTTCAGCGCGGTGGCTTGGGCCGCCTTCATAGTATTGCGGAAAGTATCGGAATCCATGCCATACAGAGTTATTGAAATATCGGTAGGCTTGCCGTTATGCGGGTTTTTGATAACGCATTCTGCGGTATCAGAAGAAATCAAAAGGGACAAATCCATGCGTACAACTCCAGAAAAAGCAGCCCCCGTTTCCAGGGGCTAACAGTTAGATCAGCGCGAAGTTCGCGGTGACAGTCACGTTACCCATAACGTCTACGTCCTGGCGCGGGTTGTCGGTCTTGCCGTCGCTCCAGTCAACAAACTCATAGGTGGATGCCGCCACAGCCGCCACAGCTGTGCCGTCGCCGCCATAGGTGATGACCTGCGGGCTTGCACCGATCAGCGAGCCGTTAGCGCCAGCTGTGTAGGTCAGCGTGACAGTGGTAGTGCCTGGGCCTGCAACAGACACAACGTCGCGGTAGTCGCGGCGGAAGGTCACTGTTGCTTGGCGCAGGGTGTTTGAGTCACCGCCGGCACCAGTAAACGAATAAACAAGCGCCTGGAAGTAGTCGATCTCGCCGTTGTTGTAGACGACCTTGAAGGCGTATTGATTATCGGAGTCGCGCGCGGTTTTCAGCAGCACTTGGCCGGCGTCCGAACGGTCAACCAGGATCTCCATGGTTTCTTCGTTCTGGTCGCTGGTGCCTTTGAAGTGCAGGGTTGCTCGACGACCGAGAACCGAGACAGGCACGTCTTCATATACGGTGCCGCCTTCGCCTGGCGCGGAAACGATCTCGCCAACGCTGGTATAGGTCAGCGCCGCAAAGCCTGCCTCATCGTAGGTTACGGGCACGCCAGCGCTAACGCTGATCTGCGTACCCGCAAAGGTAACTGCGTTTGTGGTCATGGTGTAAATCCTCTAGCTAGTAGGTGCATGCATATGCTTGAGGATTATGGCATAGATCGTGCTAAGGCAAAAGGCGTGCCAAGTTAAACTGTATGCAAGAAAAAGCCCGCTGCTTGAGCGGGCTTAAGCGCTGAGTTAGCTTAGTCCTTCCAGTGCAAGTAAGCGTCTATGGTGAAGCCGCCAAGCTCTTCCTCTAAAGCTGAAGAAACATCTCCACGCTTAACATAGTAACGCCTCCCATCGCGGCCCATAACAGGATCTATAACGCGATAGTCGTCTTCTGTAACCTCAATTACAATCTGGTGATTTCCGCCTGTAAAATTCAGGCTAGGAACTGTAACTAAATAAGCGCCAGGCTCAAAAAGATCCCCACCGTCTAATGAGTCAAAAGTCTTAAATCGCAATCCAAGGTCAACCATGATTTGGCGTACCTTTATGCCCCCATCACGGTATCTCTGATGATAAGTATCAATTACTTTTTCGGCTGGAACACCGGCCAGTATAGCCAGTGACGTGCAGACACAGCTATAAGGGCATGGCTGCATCTGGTGTTTTAGTTTTTGTTTTGAATCGACAGAATTTGATTCGTTAGCGATCATAACGTCACCGTAAGTTAATCACCGGAAAAGGAATGCGCCAGCCAGTCGGTGCACTGGTTTTCGGGGATCAACCTAGGCGCTTATGTACTATACAGCCACAAAACCACGATACTCAACACTAACCACGGCGCGATACCAACCATCAACCGGCCCAAGCGGCACATACGATACCGCGCCAACCTCAACGCCACTAACCCGCGTGCCACGCTTGAAGTGCGCACGGATCTGTTGAGCCATGGTCTGCGCCGCGCCAGCGCCCTTGTTTAGCGGGTAGTTTAGATCGATCTGAAATACGCCCGGCATTTCGTCAGAGTCGGCCAGCGACAGCGCCGCAGTGGTTGCTGGAATGTTAAAGGCGGACGCCCATGCAACGGTTGGCGCTGGCTTAGTGAATGCCGCGTTGGGGTATGCAGTAAGCGCATCCGTGAAAAATGCGCCGGCTCGGTAATGGGCGATGAGTGCGGCGGGGATGGTGTTGAAGCTCATTTAGCAAGCTCCATGCGCATGCCTTTTGCGGCGATTTCAGCAGCTCGCGTCAGGCTAATTAGGCGCAGCTTATAAGCAGCCTTCAAAGCGAAGAAGACAGGCCAGAAAAACCAGCGCTTCGAGCATTCGACTTTAATCATGATTTCAGCCATTAGACTTTGTTCTCCGCTACGGCCTTGCGAACGATTGATTTAATGCGAGCTACGTTCTTGCGCGCCATACCTGACGGTGCCTGCTGCGACCAGCCGAACTCAAGCCGATAGATGTAGGGCAAATTGTTCGCCAGGTAAATCAGCTTACCCATCCCAAATACGGATGTTTCGCGAGCTGTTTCTTGAAGTGCGGCGCTTAGGTCGCGATCTACTTCGCCTTCCTTCGGATTCCACAGCGAAGTTTGCCAGTTTCCGCGCGCACGCCCCGTATCTACTGGCGTGTCCTTGATTACCGAACCAAACAGCTCAAGCGTGATTGCGCGACCGGTTTCATCCAGACTGGAATTAGTCAGCTTGGCGAACTTGGCAATGTCGCTGGCAAAGCTCATCACTTATCGCCAAGCGTGACGGCCACGCGGATAACTGCGGTGATTAAGCTATTGGTTTCAATCTTTTCAATGTCTACGTCAAAAACGCAATCTACTTCCGTGTCTCCTACCATAAGAACCAAGCTGCTTGCGCTCATGGCCTCGCTCACTCCCCCGGTCGGCCTTGTGAAAATACGAATAACGTCTTTTTTTGCTTCCATCACTTACGCCCCTGCAACTCAAACAACAGATTAATGCCAGCCGGTGACAGCGCTTTGACCGCCTGCACGGTGTAAGCGTCCGTGCCGTCGATTACCTGCGCCCCGGTTGTCGGCTCTGGCGCATCAGATACGCTCAACAGTAGCTTTTTGTCGTCAGTCTGAACGTAGGTGCCAGATTCATTCGTGCGGCCTTTGTAGTTCAGCACAAGCCCGCTGACAGGGTAATCAGTGTAGGCCGGCACATTCGTTTGCGTTGCTGGATCGTATACCGAGCCGGTCTGAATGCGCAGCGTCATAGGCTTGCCGAACTGGGTTAGCAGGCGGCTAGCGGTTGACTGTAGGCCGCTGTAGAAGTCACTCATTAAGGGTCACCCACTGACCTGTTTTAATATCTAGCGCGCTGATCTTTCCGCCAGTTCTTACATCTCGCGTGGCGGCGTATTTTACTGCATCAACAGCCGTTTTCCCGTGATCCATGGCGGCACTAGCAAAGTGTATGCCTGATCCTTGCGCTACGTTATATGTCGCCATACTGCGCCACGGCTCACCCTCTCGCGTCAATCCGGCCTCGTAGCACTTACCATCAGACGCGACCAAGGCCGAGCAGCTAACCGAAAATTCAGGCGCGCCGGAAAGCTTTTTAGTGTGGTAGTCAATGAACCTATCAAAGTCAGCAACAGCTCCACATAAGAACCATACCTCATCACCGACTACCCGCCACTTTTGAAAGTCTCGGCAGGCAATCAGGTCGTCTGCGGTTATCATTCCATCAACTGCAATCACGCCGCTTGCATGGTGGTAGGCAATGGTAGTCATACCCGAGTAACCGCAAAGTTAGAGCCGCCTGCGCTAGTGCGAAAGAGTGGTTTCAGCAAGCCAGTGACCGCCGTGAAAATAGGCTGAGTATTGTTGTACCCCTCGGCATATTTAACGGTCACAACGTCCACGGTTTCCTCGATCACACTGCCAGTCGAACCGACGCCGACGGTAGGCATCAGCGCAACCCCTGAATCAGCCTCAAGCGCCAAGCGGATCTGCGCGTCTTTCAGGCTTTGCGGGATAGCGTCATCAGCCAGCGCAGTGCCGTACACATACACACCTGTGCGCGGCCATGCTAGCGGTTGTGATGCTGACGCGCGCACGCCCTGCCATTGATCCTCAAGCGTGGCGAGAAAATCCATGGCTAGCGTGAGAATGACCGACTGCGAGCCTGTCACGGTGATGCCGCGCGCTGCTGCGTAGGCGTCAAGCTCGGCTTCGGTTGCGTATGTGTCGGTGCCTGGTGTTAGTGGCATTAAGCGAACGCCTCCCGGCGCATAGTCTTGAGCATTACGCGAGCAATGCGGAGTGATTTAGATTTGGCGAACTGGCTGATTTTATGCAGGTCGCCTACTTCCTCGTAGCGTGCCCCGTCGAATTCGCCAAAGGCTACTTGGTCAACACGCTCAAAGATTCCGCGATGATCGGTGATTAATGCTATTTCCCCGCTCTTCTGGATTTGCATGCTACTGGCCTCTGTTGTGTATGCATATGTTATGCCAGATTGGTGGTTAGGGCAAAAGAAAAGCCCGCGATTGGCGGGCTTGGTTTTACTCTGTTCCTGCAATCCAGCAGGGAACCTTGGCTTCTGATAGCAATTTACGAAGCGTTCCGCAAGGCTCCTTTGTGTCCTCATCAACCCACTGAGTTTCTAGAAGCTCGCCAACTACTAGGCTTACATCGCTAATTTCATCGAAATCAAGCCCATTCATTTCCATATGTAGTTGCTTTGCCTGATTTGCAGATTCTGCTGCATAGTAGTCATGATCTCCGACTAAGTAGCAATTCAAGTTCATCTCTATTACTCCATAAGCGCACCATTGCGCACGCCTAGTATACTCAAGTCTAGACAAAAGAAAAGCCCGCATTGCACGGGCCTATCACTACGCCGATGCTGGCCGCTCTTCCCAGGCTAGTGTGAACCGCCCGCCTTTAAGCGGTGGCGCGCTCATTACTTGTCAGCCTTGCGCACATACGGGCGCTTTTCAGGCTCAGGCTGCATTACTGGCTCATAACCATCCGGCGCAAAACGAATGTCCAGAATCTTGTAACCGGCTTTGCGCAGCTGTGCCTCGCGACCTTCCGGCATCGGGTGTTTCTCGTAAGCGATCTTTTGCATGGTGCAATCCTCAGATAGTAAAAAGGGCGACCTAAGCCGCCCCCTCTATTTTACGTCAAGTTACGCCTTGGCAACGTCACCGATGGTGATAACACCAGCGGTGTGCTTGAGGTCGGTGGCAACCTTAGTCCAGTTGCTGCCGGTAGCCAGCTCAGCATCGGTTGGCGACTTGCCGCCTGCCGATTCGTTCCAGGTGTAGCCCTTCAAGCCGAGGCCAAAGGTGTAATCAACCTGCATGGTGGTTTCGATGCGGGTCTGGCCGTTGTTGGTCTCAATGTTGCTGATAAGGTCAGCGCCATCGGAAACAATCGCGGCATCCGGAGCCAGGGACAGAACAAAATCCTTGTTCGGAGTGCCAGCCAGGTACAGGCCCGGTGCGTCGGTAACGATCACCGCCTTACCGAGAATATCCACAACGCGCACGCCTTGAGCCTGGAACAGCTGTGGCGTGTTGGTCAGGTTTGCACCGATCAGCTTGTGGTATACCGCGCCGGTCATGATCTGGGCAACCAAGTCGCCAGAGCGATCACCGAACTTGGCGTGAGCGCCGTTCATCGAGCTGTAGTTGATGCCAGCGGTGGCCGATACGTCGTTGGTGGCAGCAGCCTGGTTAGAGATAGCAGCCACCAGCGCAGCAATCGCGGTGTTGAGCTGATCTTTCATCAGCGCTTCAGCGAAGTTGCGCGAGGCTACTTCAATGCCCTCAGTGGTCGGCTTTTCCAGCCAGGTCATCTGGCTCGGCTCGTAACGGATCGGGCCGAAACCGCCGGCAACTTTAACCGAGCTGTGTTGCAGCTGGGTCAGGTCGGTGGCTGATGCACTGGCTTGCGCGGCATAACGATCAACGCGACGCTGTGCCGAGTGAATAGCTGCGAAGAAAGATTCTTGCAGGAAGTCACCAGTGAAGCCTTCGGTGGTCAGGCGAATAGCACCATTGGACGCGCCGTTGAACTTCTCGACCATCTGGCCAAGGGTTTCGATGGTGGCGGGCATGATGTATTCATTGAATACTTTCATTTGCGAGAGGGACATAATTTTGAATCCTATTTTGGTAGATCAGGGAAACGCGCAGCGATAGCCGCTTGGCGTTCAGATTTGGTGCCGCCTAAATTGCCTTTCGCGGCCCCGCCGCCTGATTTGCCACCGGGTGCCCCGCCCCCGCTTGACTGATTACCATCGACCAAGAACGGATAGCTCTCAGCGATGTGCGCAACCACTTTGGCGCGGTCAACCTCAACCCCGCCCATTTCAAACTTAACGCCGTCCTCGCTGTAGCGCGCGAACTGGCTGATTTCCTTCTTGAGCAATTCCGCGCGCTTGGTATCGCGGGTCAGCTCATTGGCAATAGATCCGGCTGACAGCTCAACCTCTTTTGCCTGGATCTTCTTTGCAAAGCCTTCGTACTTGTCTGCAAGCTCGGCCTTTGCCTTCTGCTCGCGCTCGTACAGCTCCTTAAATTCGCCTTTCTCTTTGGCGCGGGCTTCTTCTGCCGCCGCCTGAGCCTCTTCAAGCTCCTTTGCTTTCTGCTTGGCTGTTTTCGTTTCGCCTAGCAGCTCATCGAGCTTTGACTTTAGGCCGCTGGTTTCTTGCTCAAGTCGAGCGCTAACCTCGTCTGCGGTAAATGCCTCGACCTCTGTGCCGTCTTCCAACTTAAACTTTGCCATTTCGCACCCTGTGCAGTAAATGCGGCCCAGCCGCTACATGCAGATTCTATGCCAGCTTGCTACCTGTTGCAAGTCTCGTGCCAGCATTTGCGCAGGACAAGAAAAAGCCCGCTTGTGGGCGGGCTTTCCGTTGTCAGCTATAGCATCTGCCAGTCGTCGGCGAGCATGTCGGTTTGCGAGGCGAGCCACGGAACGAAACATTCATCAGCGGTACGCATACCGATCCATGGCGAGGCATTGAGGCTCACGTCGCCGGTTCCGTTAACGAGCGGATCAATGCTCCACGAAGCCATCTTGACGTGCGTGATCCACATGCCTTTGCCATTCCAGCCGGCGCGGGCTACGCGCCTGCCAAGCTTCAGCGCCTCAATAGCAAGGCCGAAGCTCATGCCATCAACCGGGCGATAGGCTTGGTCATGCACATCTTTCGGCGACCAACTGATGTATCCGGCGTGGTCTGGGTGATTCGGCGCGCCGCCGTCCAGATACTCGACAAAATAGCCTTCGTCTGCACCGTTCTCGTCAGCCGGAAGCGTCCATCCGCGATATCTGCACCACTCCAACCTAGTCATAGGCGTCGAGCAAATCATCTTTGTACCAATGTACTTTTGCATTGTAATCTCCTGTTATTTGTCTGCCTTGCTATTCAAGCGTAACCACCTCCCGCGCCCGCAACTCCTCAAGCGTATAAAGCCGCCCGCTATCGTCAGCTACGAGTAAATAACAAAACTAACCAGATCATCGTCACGCTTGAAATCCATCGCTGGGCGATCCCAGCCTTTCTGGCGATACTTGATCTTTTCATCTTTTGAGGGTTGTGGGATTTTGAATTCTGCTGGCTTGTTCATTTTTAGCTCCTTTGCTTGCTTATGTGCCTAGTATAAACAGGCATTGATAACTAGGCAAGCGTCATATCTTCCAACGCTCTCAACTCGTCAAGACTTAGCGTCCTTCCCGCGTCATCCGTAAACTTGTCAACGTTCATGCCACCACGGAATAGCTTGGCACGCTCAGGCCCAAGAACAGAATCCTGGAACGCTTTAGGCTGGCGTTTTAGCCATGCGTTGTAGGTTGTCTGACTGCTAACAGGGCCGTCCATGCTTGCCCGAGTTGCGCCCTCGCGCAGCGCTGCGAACCGGTCATCCACTACCGGGGTGCGCACAGACCGGCAATTGTAATGCGCTGGCGGCATTGGCCCCTCGCCTACTGGGAAGGTCTTGCCGTCGCGCCCCTGGCATACCAGCGTCGTTCGCCCGTCGAGCGTACTCGTCCACTCTTCACCCTTGAGAACGTCTGAGTTCTGCTTGTACGTTTCAGCTCTCGCAGTCGCGCCAACATGGTTGGCCATAGTTCGAACAACCGCCTCTGCTTGCTGCCTGGTTCGGCTATTAACCATGCCCATTAGCTCGCGGACGATTTCAGGCGTGGTTTTCCCGCCCGCTATACCAGCATTAACCGCCGTCATTACCTCTCGCGAGGTTCCTTTGGCGAAAACGTCAAAAAGGCCAGGCGCGTTTGTTTCGATTATCTTTTTACCGCTAACCAGCGTTATCGGGGCGTTTATTGATGCCGCAACAATTGGCGCTGTATTGAGTCCAGCCAGTTGCACAGTGACCGAGTTTTCCAGCGCTTTGAATGCGAACTGAGCTTCATACTGAGCCAGCTTCTCAAGCTCAGGCAGGGTCTGCCCGGCCAACTCAATGCCGGCGCGGTTTGTGATGTTGTTTATCTCAACTTGCAACGCTGTCAGCCTTGCTGATTCGAAGCTCGTCAGGTCGTGCTGTAGGAGTTGAGCGCGAATATCTGCCGCCATCCTTCGAAGGATTGGCAAGTTGGCACGCACCAGACCGCCACCATACCTCTGCAAAAATATCTGGTGGCGAGTGAATACGTCCGCTAAGTAGCCGTTGGCGCTCATGCCTGAACGCTACCGGTTACGACTGGGGCTAACGGCTCAATCTCGGCAGCCTCTGCATCAATATCTTCGTCCGTGCGGTCACTCTCAAGATAAGCCGTACCGCGCAACATGGTGCGAGTATCCGCCAGCGCTGTTACGCCACGGTCTTGCAGCTGAATCGCTGCCATTACGTCTTGAGCCGATACGCTGCGCGGGTAGAATTCGCGGTTTAGCTTGAACAGCACCTGGGCTGGATCACCACCCATGAACAATGCTGCGTCTTCAAGCGCCGCCTCGATAGCCTCGCCGACGTTATCGGACGCGCACAGTAACGCGCTCGACTTGGTGCCGGCGTCAATCCGTGCAGCCTCTGCGGTTTCGTTATCGCCGCGCTCGGTAATCAGGTGCGCGCCTACTGCTAGCATCTGCTCTTCAATGCGCTTGAGCTTTTCCTCGACTGCGGAGGCTGGCTCAAGCTGCAATATATCAGCACTGCCATTCGGGCCAACGTGCAACCCTTGGTCAGCGCCTACCGTGATGCCGTTGGGGTTGTACAGATCCCACTGCTCTTTGCTCATCTCGGTGGAAAGAATCATCGTGCCGCCCGAATGGATGTGCAGATTTTTCATACTGTCGGCAGTGAGCTGGTAGTGCGACGTATTCAGGTCAACGATGCCAGACAGAACGGCGCGATCTACGTTAGGCCGGTTGTTCTCGGAGCCGACGAAATAGAACGGGATGTGATCCCATGTTGCACCGCTTGCTTGGCGAGGCGCGAACTCATCGATTACAACGTCTTCCTTGTCGTCGTACACTGCCTGAGTATAAACGCCGTCACGCAAGCGCAGGACTCGATAGCGGGTTTCGTATGTAGACAGGAACTCGTCTTTCTCCAGCTCATCAACTTCGCACAGCTTGACCATCGTCAGCTTGAGAACGCCGCCGATCATCTCGTATTTCCAGTTATCGACAGCCTCGGCGCGGTAGATAGTTAGGCGTGCTTGCAGGTTTCGGAGCGCTACTTCCTCGGCAGACAAGCCGGCTTCTGACTGCGGGTACTCTGCCAGGATGCCAACGCGGCCAACCTCAAGCGTTTCCTCGGTAGCCATGCGCGCGACTTGCGTAAGGCTTAGCCCGCCACCGTCTGCGTTCTCTTTGAGGTATTCAAGCTGGCTCGGTAGCTCGACCTCTGGAGGCTTGCGAAACACCATGCCCAGCAAGCCTTGCTTAGTGTAGCCGGCGCACGGAAACCAAGTGGCGCGCAGGATGTAGCGCTGATAACGGTCGCGCGCTTCTCGGCTAAGGTCGTTAGCGCCGTCATCAGGAAGAAACAGCGTGGCGCATTCCTTGACCTCATCCTGGCCGGCGCATGCGGCGCGGTTGCGCTTCCACCGCTCAACGTATTGGCCGTACTCGGGATGTTGCGTAGTGATGGGCATACTAAGGCACCGTTATGTAATTCGTATGCACATAGTATGCCAGTTTGCAACTGTAGGCAAAAGATAGCCCGCATTTAGCGGGCTTGGGTGTTAGGGTTTTGGCTGCTTTATCCAGCCGGCGTCGTATAGCAGCTGTGCCTGATCCCGTGTTTTTGAGGTGTCCGGCCTACCAGCGTCTTCAAGCATCTCTTTAATCGCCGCCTCCCGCTCATCCGCCGCGATTTGCTCTGGGGTGCGGATTGGGCGGAATTTCATAGACCGCAAATAATAGTGCTGCTCGATTCCCGCGAAATCGGCAACAATTACATAAGCGCTGCCGGTGTATTTAATTTCTGCTTTATGCCATGCGCCCTTGTTTGCCTCGTGCTCCCACTCACACACCACCCCAACAGGCGGCAAACCCTCGCCGCTCCAGGGTGTGGATGGGCGCGGGATAAGCGATTCAACCCAAGAAGCTGGCGAGTTAACTCTACCTGCTTCAATATTCTCAGCAAAATAGAATTCATCCCCTATTTTGGTGTAAAAACTTCCATGGCTTGGCCAGTAATGCGTAGCCCCTTCCGGCGCTTTACCCCAATCAATCTCGCTCATTTCTGCTGCTCCGTTCGGTTAGTGTTCGCCTAGTATACCGCATTGCGCGGTGGCGTCTAGTAACTAAACCGAATCGGAGTGTGAATCACTGGCTTGCTGATTGGCATCTCGTAGGATATCGGATAACCGGAGGCGTCGTTCTGATGGTCGTTGCCAGATGACTTGTCAGGCTCACCGTTTGAGTCATACGCCTGCTGCTCAAGACAGCGCGCAGTGGTAGGGCATAGCTTATCGTTGACGAACAGACGTCCCTTGCTAAACGCCGTGTTCATAGACAGCAGGCGGTCTTTAACGGCTGGGTTCTTGCTCTTGGCGCGAACCTCGAAGCGTGCCTGCTGCAATAGCGCAATGTCTGAGCTGCTGGCATCAACCGATTTACGACTCCCGCCACTGGCGTCAGGGTAGACAATGATCCGGTGCCCTTGCGCCTGCCACTTTTCCTGAATGATGCGCACCATGTCCGGCGTATCGAGAATGTCCTTTAGCTCTGCGACGGCGTGCCAGGTTTCTCCTCGGATAACGTAAACCGTCGCGGCCATGCGCTGAACGTTGAAGTCCATTCCGATGTACAGCGGTTCGTTAGGCTGGATTACCTCGGTGGACCGGCATCGCACACGGTCATAGCTGCGATAAACTGTCCCGCTAATCAGGTTTACAAACTGGCCGCGCAAGTAGGCATCGATCAGCTCTTCTGGATACGTCTCGACCAGTGAAGGAATGTAGTCGGCTGGCAGGTTCTTGGCGTTGTCATAGGTGCTGGCCTGAATCATGCCGTATCGTTCGCGGATCTCAGGTCGATCATTGCAGGCGACCACGAACATCTTATGCGTGAACTTGAAACCCTCTGGTGTCGTGGTGACGTCCACGCCATTGCGTAAGCCTTCCTGGTTGTAGCGCATACGGGCGATGATCTTGCGCCACGCTGCCTCTGCCTTGTCGGCCTTCATTACGTCCAACTCATCAACCAAGGCGTTGCCAATCTTGAAGCCGACGATGGTTTCCGGGCGCTCCATAGACCGGCAGATAGTGGTGCCTCGGTACTTTGCGCCGCTGTAGAAGTGCACCTCCTTGTTACCCTCGCGCACCTCTACCCGCTGACCCATCTGGAATGCGACTTCCTCAATGGTCGGGTAAAAGATGTCGCGGATCTGCGCGTAGGTCGGCGCGAAGTAGCCCTGGTTAATGCCAGGGAACTCCCAATACTGCTGGCATTGCGCCATTGAGCCAACCCAAGTCTTACCCGAGCCGAAGCCGGCAACGAATGCGCGGAACTTCTGAGGCATCGCAAGGAACTGGCCCTGCGGTTTGTTAGCCTTCGCGGTTACTTGCATCTTCAACCTGAATGATTACGCGAACCGGTGCGGCTTGCTCAGCTTCCTTCTCGACTGCTTTGTCCAGGCCGGCCAGCTTTGCGCGGCCCATCACAGCTGCAACTGCGGCGCTGCACTGCGGAGTATCAGCGCCAAGCGCGATCAACTTAATCTCAGTCAGCTCTTCTAGAAGAGACTCAACACTAATCATGTACCTCTCCCGCAATTCTTTGCGTAATTCTTCTGCGTACTCTTGCATAGCCGGGGCGCGGAACAATCGAGACGCCATGCTCCCGGCTGACTGCCGACTCGCATTCCCGCCGAAAATATCGTAATAGTGGTCGGCAAGGTCTTTTGTTTTCTTCACGTCATAGACGACTGCCTGCACGAATGCGCGGTTTCTGTCTGTCTGGCTGACTGTGCCGTCTTGGTGTTTGCTCATTTCTGAATCTGCCTGCACTCGAAGCCAGTGCGGCGCAGCGTGAATGAGTGCCCATACTTGCAATCGTTCGCAATCGACTGGCGCTCAGCAGCCGCACCAACCTCTTTGCCGACGAACATGCCCAGCACGCACGCCAGTGCAATCCCTGCAATCCATCCGCCCATTATCGCCCGCCTAGCAGTCTGAGAAGCTCCGGGCCTGCCTGGAATATAAACCAGACGGCAGCGGCACCGTAAAGGATCCCATTCGTTAGCGTGAACCCTTTGCGGATCATATCGCCCTGCTCGCGGATCTCTTTACGGATGTGCGGCATATCCTCTACAGCCTGCTCAACACGCGTCAGGCGGTGCGGCGTGTCTTTGTGGGTGTCTTCCAGTGACGACAGGCGGTGCCTGATCGTGTGAACCTCCCTTTCCACCTCGTTTAACCGTGGCGGTATTGTGCTCATGTCGTCAGCCATCGCTCGGCATGCCTTTGTTTGTGATGTTGGCATGGTACATGCATGGGAGTATGACGGGCAATAAAAGACCAGCACTAGGCGGGTTTTTGATTTGCTTGGCGCAAAATCTCAATGCACTTATGGCAGGTAATCAATCTTTCTTCCTTAGCGGAGCTAACCGAATGAGCACCGCACTGGCCTTGCATGTAGATTTCCCCGTCGCGCGGGTAGTGAACTACCGGTTTCATTTTCCTGTCGCCTTTGCATACCATTTCTGCGCGCCGGCTTGTGTCTTGAAGTTCTTGCTGCGAGTGAATGTCATTGCTGTAAAAGTTCCGTCACGCTCGGCAATGATGCCAGTGCTGATTTGCTCGTTATTTCCAAGGTTCAAGGTTTTCATTTAGGTTACTCCGTAGCTGCTTGTCTGTATGTGTCTAGTATACAGCAGCCATACACACCGTCTAGTTTTATTTTCAGAAGGCAAGAAAAACCCCAGCGTTACCCGAAGGTAAGAGGCCGGGGGCATGTTGCTGCCATAGTCTCACCCAGTGCGGCGAATCTGCACGCTATCCGCCTGGGTTCCTGCGCGCTGCGTATGGCTTTACCGCGTGTGCGGGCTTCGGCTTCCTTTCGGATCGCATCGGGCGCGATAAACCGACTTCCCCCGTATATGTCGGATAGCTGAGGAGGCTATCCGGGTATCACTGGATGCAGTCACGTTGCTAATTATAGCCATTAGCCATGCAATAAAAAAGCCCCAGCGCCGCGCTGTCAGGATCGCTGACGCTCTTCGTGTGGGGCCGTGTTGCATGTCGGCGGCGATTTGAGCATAGCTAAGTAGCGCTAGAGGCGTGCCGCCTTGTTTGGTGCCAGGGTCTCACCCGATACAGCAAATCCACACGCTATCTGCTCGGGTTCCTGCGTGTTGCGCCTGGCAAAAAGGTAATGAATGGGCCGGAGCTGATCCCGGCATACATGAGCGCTTAAACGTGTCACCACAATAAGCATTCCATTCATTCGGCTGGTGACTGTCCAGTGTTGCGCGATCTAAGCCGCCATTACTGGTGCGCATCAATCACCATGCGAATAAATCCCCGTCTTTCCGGGGCGTCAGATCGAATCGAGCCTCGTGATCAGCGAGAGAAAGAGGTGCATCCACCTTGCTCTAAACCAAATCCAGGGGCCGCTGTGTCGGGGAGTATGCCGACCTTCGCAAAGCTACCCAGTCGTTTCGCGTTTGGCCTCACGCGGCGCATTTAAGCGCTAGTGTGTGCGAGGCTTGAGGATAGCGCCAAGACTGCTCAGTTACAAGCGATTGAACACTGTGCAGAACACAACACTTCCAGGCTGATCTTTTAATTTTTCCTCTGCGCTTTCCTTTGCGCAATCAAAAATAGAATCAACATTTTCGAACCATGATCTTGCTGTAACTGTCATGCTGTTTTCTGCGTACCGGCCATTATCAGCAGTCTTTCTGAAAACCATGAAATAAGATCGCTTAATCATCGGCCTGCTCCCTGCGCCAACAACTTCTCAATCCGGCGCTCAATCTTGCCGCGCTCAATTGCGTTACTGATCGCGAATAGGATCCACATGATGATCCAAAGCCCGCCCGTCAAGATGCTCGCGATAAAGTGCCAGCCGTGCGAGGTTTCGTGTCGGTTTAGTTTGTTGATTAGGACCTGCATGTTGTCGGTCATTCTTAAATCTCCAGTCAGCCCGCCGATTGACGTGCTTTGGTTGGGTTAGCTCGCAATGCACGCACAATGCTCAGCGATGCAGTCGGGGCAGCGGAGCATGGGGCCGGCGTTGATTGTGTTCTGTTGGCCGAATGACTCTGGCAATGCAGCGGCCTTGATTTCTTCGGATGTCCAGCCACTGTTGCGATCCCGTACAGCAGCCTCACCAGCAAGCGCGAAGTATGCAGCACCATCTTCGTATGAGTCTGCGCGGTACGCACCCTGCTGACTGCGCACGGCCTTTAGAAGCGCCATAAACAGCCAGCCCTGCTCCTCGGTCATAAGCACGCCAGTTATGGCCGCAAACGCCAGCACAGTGCTCCCCATGCTGCGTTCGCCTTCCGGCTTATCGTAAGTTGCGGCCCGGTCTTCCATGTGGCCTATAGCCGCTCTTAGGATGTTTGATGCTGTGCTGCCGTCGCTGGTGGTCATTTGGCAGCCCTCTCGCGAGACAAAGCGCCTTTTGCGTAATCTACAGCGCTGCGGTCTTCGCTATTATCTACAATAACTTCTAGCGCCTCTCTCAGTCTTACGCACTCAGCCTCAAGCGCGGCGTAATCGGAGTGACGAACATAATCGCCCCAGTCAGCCTCGCTCACACAGTCGCAGGTAGTAACAAAGCGCTTAACCTGGCTCATTTCACCACCCACTTATCCTTCTTGCGCTGCAACTGACCCGCAGCAGCCTCTGGATTGAGAATCTGATACATGCGCGCGCGGCTCATTGGGTAGATTTCCATCAGCTTGGCGGCGCTAATGCCTTCTGCGCGTTTCGCTCGGATCTCTTCGTCTCGCTCTTTGTTTCGTACTGCAACCATTGCTGTTACTCCTTTAGTGTGTGGCTAGATTCTAGCATCTTCTAGCCATCTGCGCATAGGTCTTTGACGCGTGTGAACGTGCGCAAGTCAGAGCCTACGCCGTGCCGTATTTCAAGCATTGGGCAGATGTGCTGGTAATCGACTGCCTGGCGATACGCTTCGGCGACGACTGGCGCGCAGGTGGCCCAGCATAGCCATAGAACGCACCAGAACATGAGCCAGCCGGCGGTTAGGTTAGCCACGTGCAAGCGCTCGATATACAGCGCCGTAGATGGCTGACTGCTCGTAGCCGGTAAGCCTGGCGATTAGCTTCCATGGCATGCGGTATTCCTGGCGCAGTTCGTGGGCGAAGGCTATGTCGGCGGGTGGTATGGTCATGGCTTCACCTCCAGGCTTTCCAGCTTGGCTTCTATTCTGCCAAGCACGTTTCCAGCGCCAAAAGAATAAACAGCTCTTGCGTATACATGCGCATGCGCTTCACGCAACAACTCCACCAGCTCAGCGTCAGGCGCTGGCGGGGCGGTGTATGTGTCGCAGTTCTCGCACACGCCGTTATTGGCCGCCATGAATCCAGCACCGTAACTGTTCGCGGCGTACTCATCACCACAGGCGCATTGTGAATTTGTCAGGGCAGGGTCAATGAGTGGTGGGGCGGTTAGCGCCGCCAGAATGCGCTGGTGCTGGGCGACGGTCATAAGGGGTTCAGCGCATCTCCCGACAGGGAGGTACTTATCTGCCGACCTTTTGTTGGGGTATAACGTGCCGCCATCCCCTAAATACGCCACCACCTCAACAGCCTCGCCCTCTTGGCTGGTCAGAATGGCTCGTTCAGCGACAAACTTCCCGTCTTCGAAGGCAGTTTCAAGCTCTGCTGCTACTACCATGCATTGCTTCTGGTGGCCCTTGAATAACTCCCTTGTTCCGTCGCCCGCGCGAACGCAGTACGGCCAGAATCCATAACCTGTTTTTTCGACACGGTATCGACACGCTTTCAATTCTTCTTCCATCGTTAGCTACTCCGCTGCTTGTTGATTGCATAAGCGGCGGTGCTCTCGTCGCCCGTTTCCTTGTGAGCAAGGTTGGTGTAATCGAAGCTGGTGACGTTGTTTGCTGCCATCACCCTTGCTCCTTCTGACTGCCTGCTGATGGGGCGGCGCCTCTGTACTCCATGCACTTCTTGCCTAGGTATTCCGATAGCTCCTTGCTCTGCCGACCATGCCTAACCAGACCTGCTGCATCCATAACGGCTGACAGGAATTGCGAGAACTCCTTTCCTTCCGGCACACCATGGCTAGGCGCTGAGAGAGCGGCGCGGGCTTGCCAAATTAGCCATAGTTCTTGGATGTGGTGGACGTAGTAGCCTTCATCAGTACGCGACTCTAAATGCCGCATATCGCCCTGGTGATGCCTGCGCACAGCAGCCTCAAACGCCGCTCGCTCATCCACCCAGCCAGCGCTGGCAGGCTGGTTAAGGCGGGCGACTTCATCAAGGCAGGCGTTGTGCGCCTCTGTCTTAATAAAGCCCTCTCTACCTGTAACCTGATTCCAGGTTTTACGCTCAGGCAGCACCAGCTCGCTATGGTTAGCGGATAGGGCGGCGCGGGATAATGCGGCAGACCAAACTACTCGCGCAAGCGCCCAATCCGTGTTCCCGTACAGTTTTCCGGTATATCGACCGCCAATGCCGAACTTGCCCTTTGCCCACTCCTCCAGCCCTTCCTCTGAATTTTCATCTAAAGCGCTGGCAGGCTGGTTGAGGCTGGCGACCTCATCAAGGCAGGCGTTAAATCCGTCTGCGTGGCCTTCATCATAGTTGCCGCCCATATCGTAGCCCCATGATGGGCTCTCCTGTTTGCGCTCAGGCAGCACCACCCCGCTCGGCTGGGCGTTCAGGGCTGCAAGCTCATTCTCAAGCGACTCAATGTAGCTCTGAGTTGCGGTATCAAGATTCAAGCTTGAGCTAGTTACAGATTCACGATGTTTTTCATGCGCCCTGCATGCCATGTCAAGCCGCTCAATCTCCCGCACCTGCGCCCTATGATCCTCGACAAGCCACTCAGTAATACTGCAACCCAGCGGACCAGTGCATACAGAGCGCGCGTAATCCATAAGAGGATTCATTAACGCAAACTCTTCGGCTTTCCATGCTTCAAGCTCTTCAACCTGCGCCCGCAAAACCTCTATATTCTCCAGCGATACGGCGTAACGGTCTAATTCGTTCACTTCTTCCACTCCAGTAAGTTCGGCCTAGGCATTATCGCCTAGGCATGTGGATGTGTCTAGACTAATCGTGCATTGATTCACCGATAGCCGCTGCTGCGCTGACGATGTCAGTGCGAACATCATTCATATCATTGCATTCATCAAGGTTGAGCTGCATGCCTAGTGCGTGCGCCAACCGCAGCGCGTCGCCGTCGTCGGTAAGTGGCTCCCAGTACGGCGCACCCAAGTAATGCACGCTAGAAGGGTGAACATCTGTCACATTGCGACCGTGCGCCAAAACAATTCCGGCGGCCTTTGCTGCAAGCTGAATAAGTTTGTCGTCTTCCATTTTTATATCAACTCTCTTAAATCCAAAAATACCCATCAGGGCGTCGGCTGCTGCTGTCACTTAGTTTTAACTCCGGCTGCGTGGATGGCTTCGATAATGTCGTCGCGCATCTGGCCTGCAAGGTGGCATTCATCCAACCCGTCACGGCTCAGGTGGCAGTCAGCAGGCAACTCCACACACAACGCAGCGCGCGAGGCTTGCCAGGCTAACCAGGCCGACTCAGCGTTAGCCCAGATATAAACGCCACCTTGCCGATCAAGCCTAATTTCTTCTGGCTGATCAAAACGATCCTCGCATAAGCTTGCGTTGTGATTCTTTACCCACGCCTCAAAATCTTCCCGCATCGATTCGCTCATTCCAAAAACTACAAATAAATACTTGACTTTTGAGTCAGGCTATACCCCCGACTTAGCTAGTATATTAATCTAGCCGGCAGTCAGTGTCTAGCTGTTATTGCGCGCAAACACGAAATAAAGCGCCGCCACTTGAAGCTCCGTTAGAGAGCCACGATTCACCTGGAAACTGTTCGTTATTCCACGACACGAAACACGAAACAAAACCCGGCACCTGTACGTTCCACCCCACTCTATAGAGTGGGGGGTGGAATGTTTCGGTCGTGCAACTGTAAAAAATTCAGAACATTAGCGAAACAACCCTGTGTTTTGTGCGCCTATTAAACCCAGTAAAATCAAGCATTTAGACCGAAACAAACGAAACAAGCCTGGAATGTTTCGGTGTTTCGTTAGCTTGCTACTGTTCGTTATTCCACAAAAAACGAAACAAAAACTGCTTGTTTCGGTGCCTGTTTTTGAGGCTTCCTTGTTTCGCTAGAATCGTCGTAAGTCATTGATTTATAAGGGTTCGCAAAAACACCGAAACATCGTTAGGAAGCTATCGATGTTTCGTTAGCTTGCTATGCATTATGTTGGTGCGCGCGTAAGCATCAGTCATTAAAAAGCCCGCAGTTAGCGGGCTGTAGGCGTATCGTGTTGCTTAGAAAGGGTCGGCTCTGGTTATCTTGCCGGCTTCATCCATTGAAACCCACTCTTCTTCGATCAGGTGCTTTAGTGAGCGGTTGAACTGCACTCTGGCGCTGTCGGATTTGCCGCCCATTGCGTGATAGAACGAATCACGCACCAGCTCCTTCATTACCCAGTCATCGCCAGTTCGCGCCATTTCTCGCGCTACTAAGTTGTTGAGCGTTTGGTTGGTGCCGTTTAGGTCTTGGCGTTCATGGCTTGCGGCTTGGTCATGTTTCGGCACCAGGCTAACCATTGGGCGGCCCTTGCTATCCTTGCGGCCAATGTCTACGGACTCAAGCTTGAAGCCCATATCTTCAATCGGGTCGCTGTCTTTTGCTTTTGTGCAGGTCAGCTTTGTGACCTTCTTTCCACTACTCGTTACCTTGAACTCAAAGTCACATGCCGCACGCAATGCAGAAGAGCCGCGTGCGCCTTTCTCTGCGTCTTTGCCGCTATGGTGGATGACTAGGACGGTTGCGCCTGTTACGTCGCGTATACGGTCACAGGCGCGGACGAATGCGCCCATCTCTGCTGCGCTATTTTCATCGCCGGCAAATGTACGCGCCAGGGTGTCGATAACCACCAGGCGGATCGGGTCATTTAGCTCTTCTGCCGCTGTCAGGCATAGATCCACGAGCAGCTGGCATTCGAGCGCATCATTGATCGTTACTGCCGTGCCGAGTATGCCGAGGTTGCGCAAAGGTAACTGGTAACGGATCTCCCACGCCTTTTTACGCAGGTGCAAGCCTGCCGCGCCTTCTGCGCCGATGTAGATAACGTGGCCCGGGTTATCAGTGTCGCGGTCGTGCCACTTTTTAGCGCCGGCAATACTTGCGGCCATATCTAGCGCAAGGAATGACTTGTAAGCGCCGGACGGGCCAAATATCACGCCGAATGCATCAGCAGGAAGCACGCCATCAATTAGCCATTGCTGATTGGCGATAGTGTCAAGCGCTGAATCTGAATCGTATGCCAGGCGCTTTGCTAGCGGGTTTTCTTCCTGCTCTTCTGGCTCGCTTGCGTTGAGTGCTTCAAGCTGCGCATTGGCTTCTTGAAGTCGCTGGTGAGCATCGGCCAGCTGGGCAATGTCGGCGTCGGCTAAGTCTTCTTTAAGTGCTTGAGCGGCTGCAATGTCAACGATCAGCTTTGCATGGTCGCGAGCCGATGAAGCCGCCTGTATTTGGTACTCTCTGCGCTTTGCTGGGTTTAGTGAGTCCGTGAATAGGTCTGATAGGCGCAGGTCTACCGCCTCGACAACCTCGCGAGCATCGCAGCCTGCAAAGCAGTGCACTAGGACGCGACCGTCTTTCTCTGCAACCGTTAAGCAGTCGTGCCCGCCATGAGCCGGGCAACTCGACATCCAGCCGTTTCCTGACTTCTTGACGTTAGCAAGCCGGCTCAACAATAAATCAGCCGCGCCGCCGTGCGTGTGTTTGTGCTTCATCCTTTCGCCCTCTATGGCTTTGGGCTTTTATTGTTGGATGTCGCCCTGTGCTTCAACCCAATCACTGAGCTTTTCGAGCGTTCGGTACTGCGGGTTCGTATCGATTCCGCTGGCGATGCGCCACACCTGCTGATAATGAATACCGGTCTCTTTTGCGCAGGTGGACAGGCTGGCGGTTTTGAGTGCTTCTTTGATCTGTTTGATATTGAGCATTTGGTTTCAACTCATGCGGTTAAATTTACAGGTTGAAAGGTTAGGGTGATCAGTCTAGGATTGCAAGCACTTAAACGAACCGAGGGTATAGAATGGAAATCAGGCTGCGGGATTATCAGAATGAGGTATATGAAAAGGTTGTCGCTCACTTTCGCTCTAAGGAAGGCGCGAATCCTGCAATCGTTGACATGTCAGTGGGCAGCGGGAAGACGGCGCTTGCTGCCTTCCTTGCAAAGCACACCGCTGATAAAGGTGGCCGGGTGATGATTCTTGCCCGTCAAGGCGAGCTAGTGCAGCAAGACGGCGAGTTTGCCGAGATGATTGGCGTCAAGGTCAGCTATTACAGCGCGTCGCTAGGGGCCAAGAGTGTACGCCATAGCGTTATTGCAGGCACAGAGGGAACCGTGGCGAGGCAGCTTGATAAGGCGTTCGCCAGCTGGTTGCCTGACCTTGTGCTGGTTGATGAGTGCCACCAGGCCGACCATGAAGACGAAAGCACCATGATGATGCGCATCATGCTGCACTTCCAAACGCTAAACCCGAAGGTTCGCATCCTTGGCCTTACTGGCTCGCCTTTTCGTGGAACCGAGACGATCATCGGTGACTTCTGGTCTAAGTGCCTGGCGAGTATTCCGACCGAGTTTCTTGTTAATGACGGCTGGCTTGTCCCTGTTCATTTTGGCTGGCCTGAGCATGACGAGGACTCATTCGACTTTAGCAAGCTGGAGCAGGAAAATGGCGGGCTTGAGTTTACCGATGCTCAGATGGATAAATTCCGCGCAGGGGATCCAACAAAGACCGAGCGCATCATGGCGGAGGTCGTCCAGCGCACCGCTGATGATCTTGGCGTTTTGATTTTTGCGCAGACCAAGAAGCACTGCGCGGAAATTTCCGGGGCTTTGCCGCCTGGAAGCTGGGCAATTATCACCGACGATACGCCAGACAAGGAGCGGGCCGAGTCGCTGGCAAAAGCAAAGACCGGCGCAATCAAATACATGATCAACGTCGCAGTCTTGACCACGGGCGTTGATGTGCCTTATTGGCAGTCGATCGTATACCTTCGACCTGTCGGATCGCTGGTTCTGCTCATCCAGTCTATCGGGCGAATCCTGCGCCTACTGATCGAATCGGGGGCAGACATGGGTGCGCTTGATGCAGAAGGTCGCGCCGCTGAAATCGCCGCAAGCCGCAAGCCGTTCGGTCGCGTGTATGACTATGCCGGCGTAATGGATCGGCTTGGGCACCTTTACGAGAATCCGATGCTGGCTCAGGCACAATATGAGTGCGCAAAACGTGAAGGCTCGACCATCGTATGTCCGCGCTGCAATTGCGAGAACAGCGACAAGGCCAGGCGATGCATTGGCGTCGATTCATCCGGCGTGCGCTGCGATTTTTTCTGGATCAAGCAAGACTGCCGAAAGTGTGGCGCACCCAATGACGTGACCGCTCGCGATTGCCGCGTTTGTGGGGAGCAGTTGATTGATCCGAACGCCAAGCTACTCCACAAAGCGTACACCGACAGCGAAATGGTGCCGCTTGCTGATATGCAGATGGAGCCGACCAAAAACGGCGGGCTGCTGGTGCGTTATGTGCTGGATATGGAAAAGCCCGAACATGGCTGGCCTGTTGAGTTTTACAGCCCAGGTGGATCGCCAACGGCTAAGCGTGTTTGGTACAACCAGTTCGTCAAGTCACACGTGCGTGATGCATCCTGGCAATCGAAAATCTACCCGATGGGCGTGGCTGGCATTCTCAAGATGAAGGCTGCTTTTGATAAACCAACCCACATCACGTACCGGATAAACGAAAAGGGAAAGTTTGTGATTGGTCGTAAGCGGTTTATTAGCGGGCGGGAGGAAGGGAAGTGATCGAATGCATCCCCGGCGATTACCTAACCTTTCGCCCAGTCGAAAACCCGAAAGCCTGCCGAAAGGAATGGAACGAACAGGTCGATTTTATCGCTTGGCTTCGCGAGTTTTATCCCGGCTACGCGGCGATGACGCTGCACCCGGCAAACGAAGGCGACATTCTTCCGCAGTACCGGCAGCAGCAGATAAAGGCCGGGTTGCTAAAGGGTGCTAGCGACGTGATCATTCTAAAGTCAGGAGCTAACCACGCCGCCGGACTTATCGAGCTTAAACGCCGCTGGAGGAAGTCAAAGCCAACGCCAGAGCAATGCGACCTTCTGCGCCTAGCTGCTGCCGATGGAAAGTTCGCAGCGGTTGCGCATGGTGCTGACGCCGCTAAAGTGGCATTCCTTTTTTATGCAACTGGGTGCTTGCACGACCGTGTTTAGTCTAGTAAGATTGTATTACTTTCAACGCAGGGGTAGAAAAAATGCAAGTAGGAATTTACACACGCGAACAGCTCAGCAATGAGCAGTACCACGCGAGCGCAGGTATCAGCAAAAGTGGCCTTGATCTTATTGACCGAAGCCCCGCGCACTTCAAGGCAAAAAGCTTTGAAAGCACGCGAGCAATGGAAATTGGTACAGCGATCCATACCGCTATTCTTGAGCCTGAAATCTATACAGGTGATTACGCTGTAATTGATTGCGAAGACCGTCGCAGTGCAATTTATAAAGCCGCATGCAAAGAGCGCGCCAGTTCAAATGTCTTGACGCAGGCAGAAGGCGACCGTGTAAGCGGCATGTTTGATGCTGTTTATTCGCACAAGCCAGCGCGCGCAATCATGGATGCTCCAGGTCGCAATGAATTGAGCGTGTACGCTAAAGACCCTGAAACCGGCGTTTTGGTTAAGTGCCGTTTCGATCGTCTGCTTGATTGCGGCATTGCTGCGGATCTTAAAAAGACCCAGGACGCGCGGCCTGATGCCTTTACGCGAGCAATCGACAATTACCGCTATTACGTGCAGGCCGCGTTCTATATGGACGTTTACAAATGGGCGACCGGCGAAACATTGCAGGCATTTAAGCTCATCGCAATCGAAGAGTCTGCGCCACACGGCTGCCGTGTTTATCAGATTGATGACCTTTCAATTGAGTTCGGTCGCATGGCATACCGTAGCGCGCTGAACACTTACGCCGACTGCCTGGCTAAAGACATCTGGCCGGCATACGCAGAAGACGAGCAAGAAATCGGCATCAGTAATTGGCTGGTGAGCAAAATTGAAGAATCAATGGAGGTGCAATTAGATGACTGATGCAACCAATTTGCGCGACACAATCGCGCCAAAGTCTGACCGCGTGAACGCTGACGACTTCCTGGCCGGCCCTGAAACCGTGACCATTACCGCTGTAAAGCGTGGCGATGCCGATACACCTGTTGCGATCCATATCGAAGGTCGCAAGCCGTACTACCCATGCAAATCAATGCGCCGCGTACTGATTAGCGCGTGGGGTGATAACGGGCCTGACTGGGTTGGTAACTCGATGACCCTTTATACTGACCCGTCTGTCAAGTTTGGCGGCGTGGCAGTCGGCGGGATTCGTATCAGCCACCTGTCGAATATTGAAAGCGATCTTTCGTTAGCGCTTACCGCTACCCGTGGAAAGCGTGCGCCGTTCACCGTTCGCAAGCTGGCCGCAAAGCAAGTATCGGCATATCCGGCCGAACAATTCGCTGAAAAACTGCCAGCCATGCGCCAGGCAATAGCAGATGGCAAGATGGACGCAGCAAAGGTTATCGCGCATTGCGAAAAAACCGGAAAATTAACCGAAGAACAAAAGGCAGCGATCCGCGCGCCTATCACTGAGGAACCGCAACAATGAACCTATTCGCAGCAACAGGGAACCTTGGCAAAGACTGCCGCAAAGGCGAAGTAAGTGGCACAGCCGTGCTGAATTTCAGCATTGGCGTTAAGTCTGGCTATGGCGACAAAGAGCAAACCCTGTGGGTCGATTGCGCTCTTTGGGGTAAGCAGGCAGAAAGCAAGCTTGCTGATTATCTTGTCAAGGGTCAGAGGGTTGCCGTTACTGGTGAGCTTGGCCAGCGCGAACACGAAGGCAAAAACTACCTGACTCTGCGCGTTGCCTCGATTGATCTTTGCGGCGGCAAGAGTGAAGGCGGTTCGCAGGCAGTACCACAACAGTCTGCGCAAAAGCCACAGCAAAGCCAGCAAGGTACGAATGGCCCCGACGCATTCGACGACGACATCCCATTTAGCCAACTGCATTACCTGGCTTAAACAATAACCGCCCGCCACAACGGCGGGCATTTTTGGAGTGATAGGAATGAAACTAAAACGAATAGGCGGTCACCCGCTAGTGATGCCAACACGCGCAACAGAAGGCAGCGCAGGATATGACCTTTCGAGCGCCATCGAATGCGATATATACCCAGGGCAGCGCATGGTTGTTAAGACTGGTTTTGCATGGCAGTTTCCTGGCGGCTATTCCGGGCAGATATGGCCCAGATCCGGGTTATCCGCAAAACACGGGATTGATGTTCTCGCCGGTCTTATTGATAACGACTACCGTGGTGAGGTCGGTGTCGTGCTGATCAATCATGGTGATCATGTTTTTCATATCAGTATTGGCGACCGTATCGCGCAGATGGTTTTGATTGCGCCGGGCGCTTTCGCTCCGTCTCTGGTTGAGGTTTTAGAAGAAACCCGGCGCGGCGATGGTGGATTCGGGAGTACGGGGAAATGAACCCACGCAAAGGCCAACCACGCCGCAAAGTGACCGACGAACAAGCGCGTGAGATACGCGAGAACCGCAAAGGCTTAACCCGTCGCAAGTTGGCAGAGGAAACCGGCGTTAATTTCCACACGGTTTGCTATGTGCTGGACAAGGCGCGGTATTGATGCCGGCACCGATAAACCCTGCGCGCGGCGCTGAGTTGCCGCACGCTAAGCTAACGCCTGAGAAGGTCGCAGTGATACGGATACGCGCCAGCATGGGCGTATCACAGCGCAAGATGGCCAAAGAGTATGGCGTGCATCACAACACGATTAACCGGGCAATTTCGTACCAAAACTGGTGGCATTTGTGAAACGCAACTGGCAGGTTAAGGTGGTAGGAAAACCGCCTTTTACAATGGGCGGAATTGAGAATTGGGAAGACGCGCATCATGTGTGTTTTTCTATCTGGGGTTGTCGTCTGGAGTGGGTGAAATGAGCGTTTTTACAAGTATTGCGCTTCCAACAACATTAACCGAGCTATTACAGGCTAGAGGGGAGGCGCTGCGCCTTCTTTCAGATGCGCGACGCTGTACTGATATGGCGAAGGAGCTTTTGAACGCTCACGGGCGCTACCTGATGCCGCACAATGGTCAGCTACGCGACAGCGCCGAACGTGTACAGGCAGAGCTGGATGCGAGCATGTGGCGGCGAGCTTTCGACCTGACAGGCTTCAAGCAACTAATGGACGCCCAGGCCGTTTCCGAGTTTGAGAGCAGTCTAAGCCCTAAGCCGCCTGAGTTCACCGAGGCGAACATCCGCAGTACGTTTATCGAACTGCACGGCAAGTCTCGCGAGATGTTCCGGCGCGGCGTGGTTAACGTATTCCGCTACCTGAGCGACGATTACAAGACGAACAGCCGCGAGCCGTTCCGCATAGGTCGCAAGCTGGTAATGACCTGCATGACTAACAAGTCGTTTGGTGGTGGCCTGGAGCTGCATTACGGCGGCGCACGCGACAAGCTAAACGATATTGACCGGGTGATCCGCACGCTTGGCGGCATGACATTCACGGCGGGTTCGCTCCCGGTGCTGGTCAACCAAGCGCTGAAGCTGGGCGCGGTGTATGACTGCGAACTGTACCGGGCGAAAGGATTCAAGAATGGCAACATGCACTTCGAATTCAAGCGCGAGGACTTGCTCGACCTTCTGAACGAGCAGATAGCCGAGCATTACGCCAACACCCTGCCTGATGGTAGATGAATAAAGCTTGTGCAGCCATGGCTTTTACTTCGTCATCGCATTCACTCGCTTCCACCGATCAGCCGACCGCATAGCGCCAAGTCCGAGCATCCCGAAAATCATCTCAAATAGAACGCCGTCCAGCGAGGGAAGTGGCGGCGCTTCTACTCCTGAGACTGTAAGCACCCAAGGCAGCATCGGGCGCAACAGGAACTCATAACCCATGCCTGCCACGCACATATAGCCAGCAAGCGGACGCCAGCCAGCCTGGAAGCCGTTTTGTGAAGCGGCCTCCACTTTGTTTATTTCGGCCTGCGCCAGGTTGATTTGAAGCTGCGCGTCCAGCTCCTTGAATGCGCCGTCCTGCTGTAGCTTGAGCAAGTCAAGCTGAGCCTTGGCGCGCGCTTCTGGATCTGGAATCAGCCTATCGAGCAGGCCGGAGATTGTCGGGAGTAGAGCTGTTGCTGCTGCTAGGAAGCTCATGGATAGACCCTGCGATCAAGCTCAAAGTGCGGGCCGTCGGGGAAGCTCGCCCAATCCCCGCCCCAGACAATAGCGACTCCAAGCTCTTTGGCCGCTGACTTCATCGCCGCTGCAATCTTGTGGTAGAGCGGCCAATCCCAGCGAACCTCTGCGCCGACATACGCCGCAAGGTCAACAGCGTGGCCCGTAAGGTGCCGGCTGTTCATCGTCTTGCTCGCACCTTTGGCGACGTACTCGCGCTGCTTCTCGATGGTGCGCACGCCCTCTGTCACGCCGAAGTCAACTTCCGTCAACTGGATAGCGCGCATGACAACGCGCACCAGGTCAGGGTGAACTTTTTGCAAGCGCTCAAGACTGCGCAGGCTCAGTTTGTAATCGCTCATTATGCAAACCTCATGCCATTTATCGACAGTTTACCTCAAATAAATATGTTTGCTAGTCTAGTTTATTGCGTATACTAGGCACAACGAAACGGATAACACGGAGTAAAAGGAATGAGTAACTTGCGAAACGCACAGCTTGCATACGACAACCGCGAGCCAGACGACTCCACGCCTGCGCTTGAAGTTACCGAGGTGATGAATTGGATAGAATCAGCCGCGCAAGACCTGATGTCGGGCGCAGACGTAACTCTTAACGGTCGCATCATCGTCGAATCATACCTGCTGTCTGATGCCGCTGCTGATTACGTTGTTGCGCGGTTTCAAGATGGCGACGATCAAGACGGTATGCTTGGCCAGGTTCTATTGGCTGCAATGGATTACGACGCGAGTAAGGCGGCAAGCTGTGCGCGCGCATGTTTTGGCCCGGATAAGGGCTGGTGCGTTGAGAAGGCTGTCGAGCTAATCACGCCTTACGCTGATGACATTCTGGCTCAGATTATTGAGGATAACCGTGATGATTTCTAACCTGAAAACCTGGTGGCACAGCAAGAGCCAGCACAAGAAAGGCAACTGGTTAATGCTCGCGCTGGCGATTGCATTTTTCGCCGGCTGCACAGTCGAGGCGCTGACTTACTGGGCGCTGATTGGTGCGCTGCCTGGTGTTGGTTTGGTTTGGTTGGAGGGTGCGCGATGAGCGTCATCCTGATAATGCTGCTGTTTTACCCTGCGATAGTTCTGCTTATAGCGCTAACTACCAACGACCGCGAAGATCCACGGAGAAACTGAAATGACCACATCCCCAGTCGTATCGATAACAGATGAGCTGATTGCTGAGCTTGAAAATGAATGCAGAAGCGGCGTTGATGTTTATACGCCTAGAGGTATTATGCGCGCCCTACTCGCAGAACGCGCAGAGCTAAAGCGGGATGCGCAGCGGTATCGGTGGCTGCGTGACCGTATCGAGAATAAAGGCGATATGGTTATCGCCAAGGTCAGCGAGTGGTCAATTGAGTCGTGGTCTGGCGACGATCCAGACGCCGCCATAGACGCCGCCATGCAATCATGACCTTTTGCGGCAATGGATTGCACTGGGCTTCTGAGATATAATCATTTTGCGGCTAGGGGGCACCTGAACGCTAGCTAGTCACTGGCTGCCGCAATCCCTTCGACTACCTCTAGACTGGGGCGTATCTAATGAGAAAAAAATCAAAACTTGTTTTTGGCGTTGGAATTAATGATTTACAATCAAATGTTTACAAATATGAAACGGTTGACGGGATTCACGGACTTTCATGGAAGTGCCCCATTTACGAAAAATGGACTTGCATGCTTAGGCGGTGTTACTCAAAAAAACTTCATGAAAAAAGACCTACTTATATAGGATGCTCCGTTGTTTCTGAGTGGATTTATTTTTCTGCATTTCATTCCTGGATGTCAAGTCAGCAATGGGATGGGCTTGAGTTAGATAAGGACATTTTATTCCCGGGAAACAAGGTTTATGGCCCCGATACATGCGTATTTATTCCAGGCCACCTAAACAGGCTGCTAACTGATCACGCATCTGCGCGAGGGGAATACCCATTAGGGGTTAAGTGGCACAAAACTAACCGAAAGTTTCACGCTCAATGCTGCAATCCGTTTACCGGGAAGCGTGAGCATCTTGGGTATTTTAATTGCGCGGAATCTGCGCACGACTCATGGCGTAAACGAAAACACCAATTGGCTTGCATGTACGCAGATATGCAATCAGACCAGCGAATTGCTAGCGCCCTGCGTGAAAGATATGCCTGAGAAGATGAGCTTTCTTGAGTTCATTATATGCTGCCAAATATCAAGGGAGATCCATGGCAGTGACGATGCGATCCGCTACACCGCGTACCAATGCCGTGACAAAGTTAAACGGGAGCATAGGCCGCTGCTTAGCCGCTTGGCTCGCCACCCACGAATAGCAGAATGGTTAAATGAAGTCTGATATTTACATGCTTGGCCGGCAGCACTACTACGAAGGTTTGCCGGCAAGCGCAATGCAACACGCCGAGCCAGGCGCACAAATTAGCTGGCTTTCTGGCTGGCTTGATGCACAGCTAGAGTGCAAAGTAATCAGAAAGAAAGCAAGGAGGCTCAACAATGCAGTACGAATGGAACAGCGCTGAAAGATTGCCACCAGTTGGTTGCCCTCTGGTGATTAACATTAATGGCTCAGCAGTTAGGGCCGCCAGGTTAAGCCATCTGAGCGACCGAAGCGGCCAAATGGATTACCGCTTGGCCGCTGGTGATTTAATCACTGGTCGTTTTGAGTGGTCTTATCCATAACCCACAGGCGGGCCTGTTCAGCACCCGCCAAAGCTAAAGCCTCGCGCAGCTCTAAACCAGTGGCATCAATAACCGTGTTGTCATGCAGAACCCAGCTTACGGTTTGACCATCCGGTAACGCGAGAATTGCACGGGCCATACGCCCCTGGCTTACCTCATCACCGTCGAAGGTGTTGCCTGCGGCAGTGGTCACTGTGATGTTCTGGACGGCTTCAGCTCGCTGGGCCTTGAAGGCTTGGCGCGGTGCTAGCAGTGCCGGTAGCCCGTTAACTCGCTCAGCCTCAATTACCTGCGCCTCCTCGGCGTAGGTCAGTGGCTCAAGCACCCACGTTTCATACCACATG